CGCCGCTGACGAGTCGCACCGGCAAACACCTGCCCACCGATCAAGTTGATCGGCTTCAAGCCATAAGGCTTGTCAACGGTAGGATAAGCCATTTGTTACTCCAAAAAAGAAAGTTATTTGCCCTTGCCAAACGAGACCGTAGTTTTCTTCTCAGTGAAGAGGGGCATACGTTCGTCGTTTAGCCTCATAAAGTTGTTATCTACAGACTGAATCTGAGCCTTGGCTTGCTGAGCGTAATAATCGTCACGCTGAGCCATAAGCTCTTTCGGAGCCTTGCAGAGCAACAACCCGCCAATCTCAATGTTGTCTTTAAAACGTCCATTGGGATCAGCTTGCATCATCAGTTTGGGTTGTTCAGAAGCCTTAACCGGCTCCCAACCTTCCCTAAATTTCGCGGAGGTATTAGAAGGGTCTGCCTGCCCCATAATACTGGTCCGAATCCAACGAAATACCCAACCTTCCTGCGGCTCCGGTTCAGGGAGCGTCTGAGGTGGGGTCCACGTTGTTTTACGTTGCGCTGACTCTCGATTTTCGAGTTCACGAGCGAGTCTATTCTCAGCCATTTTAGTTAGCCTCCAGTTTCATAAGTTCACGTGCGTATTGCTCATTGCTAAGCCCAAGTTTTTTGGCAATAGCAACTTGCGTAGGCGTCAGGCGTACCTGACGAGGCGCGGTATTCCGCGTTGCTGGAGCCACAACAGTAGCTGGCTTGTTAGTGCGAGCAGGTTTCTTCTCCTGACTCGTTTGAGGTTTCTCCTCTTCCTCTTCGGCATCTTCAAATGCCTCGGGGAATCGTTTCCTCATAGTGTCATCGACTCGGCGGTAATACTCGTCTGAATTCGGGTCTACGCCGCTTCGGACTAGCTTTTCATGCAGGCCAAGGGCTAACGCGGTCATCTCGTCGTCTTCACCAAACCAAGTGTTTCTCTCTCGCCAAGCCTCCGCTTTGGGATCAGCTTTGGGTTGAGCAACCGGTTCGGGTGCCTGTACCTGTTGCGTTTGTTCTACTCTCTCTTCTGCCTGTTGTAAAGATGGTCTCACTCTAGCGAGGTTTTGCAGCTTGAGTTTGGCATCCGTTAACAGTTCTTGAGCGTTCGCTATTTGTTCAGAGTCTCCTGCATCGTACGCCTGTTTCAAACGCTCTTTAGCCGCGCTTAAATCAAAATTGGCGTATTTTTCAGCCTCTTTAACAAATGCATGTTCACTATGACCAAGCCGTTGCTTGAGCTTTTGAATCTCCTGCTCACGGACTTGGGCAAAACGTAGAGCTTCCTCGCGCTCTCTTAATGCTCTCTCTTTCTCCCGGCGCTCATCGTGATAAATGCGCTTCATCTGGGAGAGACGCTTTTTAACCTTATCCGAGTACTCGTCTAAGTCCTCGTTATCAATCTCTTGCACCGTACGCTTAGATAACGGTTTGCGACCCCGGTCTTCCTCCGGAGTATCATCTTCGACCTTTACCTCAATATCGTCGCTAACCTCTTGATTAGCCTCGGCTTTTTGTTCGGCCTCAGCCTCAACTTCATCAGGGAACTTATATTCAATACGTTCAACAGCCATAATATTTTACCTCACGCCCTGCGGATTCCACGGGGGTCATCGACCACCGCTTCCACCGTGTCGTCGTTAATGATGCGGAACTCTCTGCCGTGGATGACCACGCGAGTACCCGAGTACGGACGGGTAAGGACAAAATCGCCTTCCTTACACCACGGGCCAGTGGGAAACCGGTCCTTATCCGCATAGCAAAGGTCTCCCATCTTGATGACGAACAGAACCACGGTGGTTTGCTCCTCAACTCGGCGGGTGTCCTCGGCTTTTACGATGCCCCCTTCAAACTCTTCTTCCACGTGCGGCACGGCGCAGAGGATTCGGTAGCCTCGGGGTTCGGGCAGGAGTTTGGCTTTAGCAGCCTCTTCCTGCGTTTTCTCAATATCAATGTTACTCATCGTCACGCTCCAAGCGTTGTGCAAGGTCTTTGATGTGATTCCGTGCTAGGTCGAGACCCTGTAGCGCCCCACACAGACGTTTGTATTCACCCTCATCCAATTTGCCTTGGGTCAGGGTTTCTACAATTAGTACGCGCTCTTCTTTGAGTTTTGATTCCAAATACTCCAGAGCGTTTGAATAGGACATTAATTACTCCTTTCTAGGCGGCGGTGTTTGCCGTTGTGATGCAGCGTCTTTTGCTTTCGCAATCTCAACGCCGAGTTTCGTGCCTTCAAGTTGCTGTCGGTTTGTTTCCTGCGCCTTGTGCTTCTCGATATCCGCACCGAGGCGTGCTGCTTCAAGCTGCTGACGACCAGAGATTTCCGCCTCTCGCAGCCGCAACTCGTCTTCTTTGGCCGAAGCAGTGATGATGTTCTGCTGCTCTTTGAGGCGAAGCTCTTCTGCTTTTGCTTGAGCCTCCATCTGCGCCTTCATCTGCTTGGTCTGAGCCTCCATTTGTTTGATCTGGAGGTCCATCATCTGCATCTGAACCAGCGGGTCTTGTGCTTGCTGAGCGTTCTGCTGAGCTTGCATCTCGGCCACATCCTTCTGGAGCAGACGTTCCGCTGCAATGGCGCTGACCTGCGCGACCTGTACCTCCATCTCTGGACTGAGGTCGTACTCTTCGTTGTCGTCCTGCGGCAGAGGCGGCAGAGCCACGCCAAGCTGCTTCTCAATATCACGGCGATACTGAAAGCCTACGTGCTCCATGATGTGCGCCTGAAGAGACGACGTAATCTGTTGCGCTTGCGGATTCTGTCCAATCATCGCGGCAATCTTCGGGTCTTGACCAAGCGACATGTGGACGCGGATATGCGCCTCGTGGTCTTGATACATAAACGCCTTGAGCGGTTTGCCCATGATGGCGTCCATGTTCTCCGTGACCGGATCGCGTGGCTTCTGATCATCTGGCAGCGGCACGATCTTGTCAGCGTTGCGAATGCCTAGCACTTCAATCATCTGGCGGTGCAGATAAGGCAGGTCATACAACTGCGGCGACTGCTGCGCCAACTGCATCACAGCCTGATACTGCACCACCTTCTGCGACATCGTTGCCGCATTCGGATCAGATACCGGAATGACATCTACATCGTCGTAGTCAGCCTTCTTCGCTTTGCGATTACCCACTTCCGGTTCATACGAATACTCTTCCGGAGTGTTGTCTCGGATGATGGCTGCAAGCAGTTTGAACTCCTGCTTCATCGCGTAGTACACGCGAGCCTGTACCGCCGACATCACTTTGAGAACGCGCTCTAGGATGGCTAGTGTGGTACCGACCGGCGCTTGGTTCGACATATCGCTGATCTTGAGGTCCGACACCGCAGCGAAACGGCGTCCTTCTTCAACGATCTTATCGAGCATCAAAGAAAGAACTTGGCTTGGCTCCTTGTACGGCAACGGCAGGATGTTGTCGCGTACCGCACCGCTTGGAATGTCTACATCTCGCCACTCACCCGGAGCGATCGGAGTATCGTCTCCCTTAATTCGTAGTCCTCTAGACTTGAGTCCTCCGGGGAGATTACTGAGGGTTCCCGCATCGACAAGTTGGCGAAGGAGGGACGTTGCAGCTTTACTGTGTCCCCCGATAAGGTGAATAAGGCCGAAGTAGTAAAATCCAAATCCGGGGATATATCCGTAGTGGACAAAGTGCTGTCGCTTGGCTTTGAGTTCATCGTCCTCTCTCCAATTCCTTCTAATCGCTAATACCGTTCCTGTCCCCTTCTCAATCGTCACCACGTACGGCAGGGCAATCCCCGTCTCGTTGTTGTCATCATCCACATCCGGATAGCCCGGCAGATCAATGTTCACGTGCATCTCAAGCAACTGGAACCGGTCGTCCATGCTTGCACTGAAGCCTTGATCTTCAGCCTTCTGCTTCTCCACCTCGTCCATGACGCGCATCGGCTCACCGAGATCAACGTCACGATAGAACCCAGCGTATTGAAGTTTGGCTAACTCGTTCTTCGTCTTACGCATCCGATGCGTAACACGCTCTGCCGTCTCTAAGTTAGAGGCACCGTACGGAACAATGATGTCTTCCGCCGGGATATACACCGCCGTCTGGCGATTCATCGACGGATCGAAGTACACCTTCTTAAAGGCATTACCCGCCAAGGCCATCGAGAGCAACATCCGCTCATGCTCCGGGCGGTACTCCTTCATCACCTCGGTAAGCTGGTAGTTCATGTCATCAGCGACACGAATGGCTGAGTCCTTCTTCTCTGCCGTCTCTTTGCCCACGATCTTCGTCTTGACCGGCCCCATTGCAGGGAAGGTCTCCATGATCGTCTCGGACTGGAACTTGACCGCGCTCTCCATCAAGAGCGGGTGGAACACACCACACGCACCCGGCCACGGCTCAGTACGCTCTTCGTACCGAATGCCTAAAATCTTCAAACCTTTGACGTAGGTATCGAGCCAATCCTTGCGACTGGAGATGTCCTGTTCGTACTGTCCGATTAACTCGGAGGCCATAGTCTGAAGGTCGCTCTCGCTCATGTACTCCGCGAGGTTGTCATCAAACCCTTCCGAGCGTGACTCGTCCTTCATCAACTCAACAACAGCACCGTCCTCTTCAGTCTCGACGATGATATCAATCGGCTCCATCTCAGCCGCGAGTATCGCGATCCCTTGGGGAGCCTCCATCAAACTTTTATCAACGGCCATTTAAGTTCTCCTAGTAATACGACTCGCGTCTGTGGCTCTTGAACCATTTCGTTGGTTCTGGCTCATCCGTAGGGAGCCTAATAAAGCCGCCTTGCCTAAAACGAAGAAGGGCTAATGTGGTGGCGTCCACCAAGTCATCGTGGGTACCGGCAGGGAAGTCATTGCACTCCTCGACTACCTCATACGCCCACCTGCGGTCAGGCACCCAGACTATACCCGCCGAAAATAAGTCCGTCACCGAGTTAACTCGGCTGATTTTGTCTTGCCCCTTACCGGGGGTAAATTCCGATATCGGGACACCCATGCGCCGCATCTCCTGATACAGCGCCGCACCGTTGGATTTCTTCTCCACGATGAACGTGTCCGGGTTCCACTCTTTATACTGCTCAAGGACGAGGGCCTTTAGCTCCGGGAACTCTAGCCGCTCCTTAATCGCGTTCAACAAGATAATGTTGTAATTCTGGGTTTCCTCATTTTTGAAAACCCCCCACGTTAATAAGGCATTAAAGTCCGACCGGTTCGTTTTCTCTTGGGCGGCGTCGAGCGACATAATGATGTGTTCGCAAGACGGGGGATTATCTCTATCCCAAACCTGCCACCACTCTCGTTTGATGAGCGCACCCTCTTCGGATGTCGGCTCCTGCATGTACTGGGCTTGCCAGTATCGGATGTCCATGCTGGCCTTCTTTGCCAGCAACTCTTCAATCGTCCAGAACTCAGGCCAGAGGGGTTTATCGTTCAGGATGGCAGGGAACTCGACCAACTCCCACTCATCCGCCCCGTCTTCCTTGGTCATGTGCTCGACAATCTTGCCGGTGAGGTCCTGCTTACTCCACCGCGTCATCACCACGATGATCGCGCCACCCGGCATTAGTCGCTGGACCGGTCCTGATTGAAACCATTCCCAAGCGGGATCAAATACATCAGATCGGCCTTGCTTGGCGTCTTGTTCAGAATGAGGATCATCAATAATGAATAGATCAGCACCCCGACCAGCCAAGGCACCACCAACGCCAATAGCAAAATACTCGCCATTAAAGTTCGTACCCCAACGAGAAGCACTCTTACTATCTGCTTGAAGCTCGACGTTGGAGAAGATGTCACGATAAAGCTCCGAGCCTACGAGGTTTCTAACTCTGCGACCGAAGTTCACCGCCAAATCTGCGGTGTGTGAGGCCATAATCACTTTTTTATGCGGAAATTTGCCTAAAAACCACGCCGGAGCGAGGTAACTGATCATCTCCGACTTGCCATGACGCGGGGCGATATTCACGATCACCCGTTTCTTCTTGCCTTCGGCAATATCTTCAAAAATCTTCGCTAATTTGCGGTGATGCGGCCCAACTTTATAGCCGGGGTACACGTGATTAATGAAATCGAGGAAGGAATCCTTCCCTTTTGCCTGCGTTAGTTGGCTTTGATATGTCTTTAATAGCTCTGCGACACGCCGTTTCTCTTTATCGGGCATGGTTGGCAGGGCCAACTTCAGTTTTTGCAGATTTTGTGGGGTTAATTGCACGATTTTTAGTCGTTTATGAGGTCTTTAATGCCCTGAGACTCGCGGCCCCACAGCCCAATCGGGCATTTTTGGTTTGGAAACCGGACTTTGCCCTGAATGATGCACCCACATTTCTTACAAATTCCCATTTTGTTGTTTTCGCAGTCGGTGCAATGCGACAGACGCTCATCTATCGTGGACTGCCTAGCCAACTTCACGGCTATTACCTTCATCTACCACGCGATATTCAATGCCTTCTAGCACCGATAGAAGTTCTTTCTCCACTTCTTCAATCGGTTTGATGATATGCGTCGTTTCGCTGCGCTTCTTAAAGGCATCAACGCCATCTACTTCGCCCAACTTTGATAAGGCTTGGATGCGAGTCTTGCTGCTATCGGCGTGTTCTACTTCGTAGACCAACTTATTCACGACATACAGCTTCAATTCAGCCAAATCATCGACCAACGCGCAGTTGCTTTGCGCCACGAGGCCCGCGAGATAGGCCATCGTTTCATTTGGATATTTACTGTAGTCAATGCGGGTCTTGGGATTAGCGAGGTGCTGGGTAGCAATTTCTTTAGCCACGCTAATGTCGTTCTCGTCCGGGCACAGCGGCGTCCCAGTTAGATCGGATATGAGCTTAATTGTCCTCGCTCGCATCTCGATTTCGGCCTCGGGAGTGAGGTCCGGCAGAGCATCGGCCGCGTTAGCCGGGAGCGGTATGTTTTCGTCGATCTCAGGAATGAGAAGGTCTTGCATGAACCCAATACTGTTTAGGCGGGGGGCGAACCCCGGATAGAGACTATATAGCAGAAAATAAAACGCATGGTACCAAAAAGACAACCGGGGGGGTGTTATAAAAACCGAGTTTTGAAAAGTGGGTGGTAATTTGTGCAAGTTTTAGTGTGTATAGGATTGTAGGAGTCCCAACGCTGGCGCGGGGGGTCGGGTGGGGGTGGGGTCGAGTCCTGCCGGTTTTGACCACGGCGCGGCCGGGCGAAATGCCATTAGGTAATGGCACTAGGTCAAAAAAAGTTTAGATGATGCGGAACTCGACCCCGTTTCGGCGGTCTTATCTATAGACCCCGCAATTTCGCGGGACTTTGTAAGGAGACGGAAATGGAATTGGGTCGAACCATCGTACAGAACGAGGAGATTCGCGCCACGGTGCGTGGCCTCCTCAAGCGCGTGGCCGATAACACGGTCACAACCGACACCATTCGCGCGGAACTCCGCGCGACGGTGCGTGGCCTCTTCCCCGCTGAACCATCGGCTGAAAGTATCGCGGCCGTTACCGGGTCGCCGCTGTGGGCGGATATCGTCAAGGATGCCAAGGATATTTATACCGACGCATTCTTTAAGGCTCCCCGCATCATCGCGGGTAAGTCCGTAGACCATGAACACGCCCGCAAGGTGTTCACGGCTCTCCGCAAGGATGTTAAGGCCATGAGCGACGCCGATAAGGTGATCCGTCGCGGCATCCAGAAGTATATCGATACCGGGGTCAAGCAGTCCGTTACCGATTGCATTCCCGATGTTCACGGTGCGACGGCGACGACGGCCACAGCGGGTGCGGGTGCAGGATCGAGCGAGGTGGAGACCCCGCCAGTACTTGACGCGACTGCGCTACTCGCGGCCGTCGATGCGTGGTTGGCAACTAACCCCGGCAAGACTCTGGTGGACAACTTCTTCCGCGAGGTGATCAAGCGGCAACCCAAGTAAGGCCACGCGACTAGGCCAACCCTGCCACCCTGCCCGGCTCACGCCGGGCGGGGTTTTGTCGTTTCCGCGCCACGCCACGCCCCGGCCACGGCGACCCCGCGACCGCGCCCCTCTCGGTCTCGCGCTGCGAGACCAGTTCCGTCTGTGTGAAGCCAGTTATAACGAAGCCAGTTCCTACAGAAGATTTTGTTCTACGCCGCACCAATCCGCGCAAGGCCACGTTTGACCTTGTTCCACGCGGTCTGTTCCGTTTGTTCCAAGATAAAAATTCGTTGGAACAAGATAAGTGCATGATTTTGTTGAAGAAAACGACGTTTTGTTCCAATGTTCCAATGTTCCAAGAAAATATAGCGGGATTGGCAAGTCGGGATGGGGGTCACGCAGTGAAAAAATTTTCCCACTCACAATGCCCAAAACCCCTCGCCCCTCTAAATCGTGGAACATTGGAACAAATCCCCTTCTTCTTCTTCTCTTTTATATATTATTATTATTATTACTTCTTCTTCTTCTCTACAAAATCAAGCACTTACACTTACCCCGCTCCCACCCCGAAAACCGAATTCTGTAGCATAATACAAATCCCGAAACTTGGAACAAATGGAACATTGGAACAAACTTATCCACATTCCATCCCCAAAAGAACTCAAATTTATTTTTTCCCACTACGCCGATACCACCTGAAAAATAAAAACGAACCCGAGCGTGTCAGCGTAGTAAAAAATGGTATTAGCCAAATACCATCTCTCGAACATCACCCCGAAACGCCATTACCTAATGGCAAAGTTCTTCCAGAAAATCTTTACGGATTGGGGAACTTACTCCCTTTTGAGCGGTCTAATTCTTATACGGATGGCCTCGTCCATCGTTCGCAGAGCATGACCGGCAAATGCCATTAGGTAATGGCATATCGGGAACTCCACCGAACGGTGACGGTCTTAAAGGTTACATCTGTAGCGACGCTGCAAGCCGAAAGCCGGTAGCAGCAGAAGGCGAACTGGAAGAGGTTCGACGGGACATGGCAAGTCCCGGTGTCCCCATATCAAGGGCGACGGTTACGCGCAACCAGTGCGCGTCAGGATTGCAAGGCGACAAGTCGGGCAGCAAAGGTGATCGTAAAAGAGGACTCACGGGATTGCGGCTAGGGAATCAAACCTTATCCGCGCCAAGTCTGATCATCTAGGTTGTTCTAGGCCAAGCAGTCCGTAGCCGGTACGGGTGGGCAACATACACCCGGCAGCGTTAAGGGCATGAGCGGGTTTTCCCCGCGCCCGAGTATCTGCCTACAAGAGCAGCAAGCCGTAATAACAACGAGTGAGCAGCCTAGCAGGGTTGGTAACCCCAACCCTGCGTGAGTGTTTATTCAAAGCAAATGCCATTAGGTAATGGCATGGAGGTAGCAAGTGATCCGTAAAGACTACAAATGGCCTAGCACAGGTCGCCGTCGCCGCGAGGCAAGGGTTAAGAAGTTTTCAGAGTTGGTGTTGTTTGGGTGCTGCGTGAACTTAATCACGGTTGCCCTAGTCGAACTTATACCGGGTGGTAATTGGTTATACCTGATTGCGTTTACGGCGGGTGTCGTAGGCATGACGGCCATGACCACCAAGTTTTTCAGAGAGTAATGCCATTAAGTAATGGCATGGAGGTAGCGCAACTATGTGGTGCGTAGTGTGTCGAACAGAAGAGGTCGCAGCCAAGCGCGTCGAGGTGGGATTCATTACCTGCCTACGTTGTGGCGAGGCAGATGCGAAGAAAGTGAAGTGGTGCGTGACGATCACAGCGCACAAGGGTGCGTATGGTGTCGTGCGTGACAAAGAGATGTTGAAACAACTAAACAAGTACGCGAGGACATGAGCATGAGGAAGCCGGGGTTTTTAACCGAAAAAGAATTGCTCAAGTTTGTGGGTGAGCGATGCGAGGAGCAAGTCGCAGGGTGTCCGATATGCAAAGCATGGGCTAGACACGATTTGATCAACCACATGAAATTTGAGGACGAGAACACACGGATCGAGATGGAGTTTGATTTTGCAGGAGGTGTGAGGTGAGCATGATTATTTGTGACATCGACGGAACGATTGCCGACTGTGAACACAGAAAACATTACATCACGAACAAACCCAAGGATCACGATGCGTTCTACGCAGGGGTGAAGGATGACAAGCCGATAGGGAAGATCATTGGCGTTTTGTTGTCTTTGTTGGAGCGTGACTTCTACACGGTGACGTTCGTGACGGGTAGGCCAGAGCGTACCCGCAAGGATACTGAGTGGTGGTTGCAGGAATATCTGCATTTGTATCCGCATGATTACGAAATGTATATGCGGAAGGACAAAGACTATCGGCAGGACTACATCGTGAAGCAAGACATTCTGGACAAGCACATCGACAAGTCAAAGGTCTGGGTTGTATTAGACGACCGCGACCAAGTGGTGCAGATGTGGCGGCGAAACGGGTTGACCTGTCTGCAAGTGTCTGATGGAAATTTTTAAGGAGGTGTGAGATGACCGAGGTCAGAGAAATCACAACGGCCATCGTGCAAGAGATTGGTAAGCGCGATGCCCGGATATATGAGTTGGAACAGCAAGTAAGTGACTTGACGGAGCAAGTCGAGTTTTTGACAAAGACGCTAGAGATCATTTCGGAAGAGGAGATCAAACAATGAGCGAGAAACTTTATACCTTCACTGTGCCGGTCACGATGTTTGCAGTGAAGACGGTATACGTTAAAGCCGACAACCAAGAAGAGGCTTGCGACAAATTCCGCGATACCGATTGGTATGACGCAGATACGGACGTATCTGAAGAGGAATACGAGTGGATGGATGCCGAACTTACTGGAGTGCAGGAGGACGAGGAATGAATCAGCCAGAACACATAGCAAAAGGTTTAGAAGTTTTACTCCGCAAGATCGAGGCCAGACGTAACAAGTGGAAGTCTGAGCAAGCAGAAGAGGCTTGGATCATCGAGCAGGGTAACAACATGAACGATTGGTTTCTTGAGGTTTTTGGTGATGAACGAGCAAGACATAATCAAAGACACCGTTGAAGATTTAACTGAACGGATTGAGAAATCCACAGAAGAGTTGAAAAAACTACGGAACTTACACGAAGAATTGCGGTCTAAGATATTTGTAGAGAATGCGTTTCGTAGGTATCTGCAATACAGACTAGATCGTTTGAACAATCAAAACGCCATTAAGTAATGGCATAACAACCAAAGGTAGCAATCATGGAAATGGGTCAGACAATTCTGAATAAGCCGAAACACATCATCTCCCTGTCATCTGCGTGTGTGCTTGTGTCAGTCGAGTCGCACGTATGGAACGCGACGGTGCAGGATCGGCAGATCAGCGACGAGGTGACGCTCGCCAAGAAAGCGAGCAAGGACAGTGGCAAGTTCGTTAAGAATCTTCTTGCCAACAATGCCGAACACAAGGCGGTTTTGAACTATCGGCAGACGATGTACAACTGGGTGCAGCGATGCACGTATGACTGGGCGGGATCGCAACGCCTACTACCCGTCGTGAACATCGCACGATTCCATAAAGAATATCGTGAGCATGAGAAGAAGTTTTATGAATTGGTCGAAGACTTCTTGAACAAGTATCCGTCCATCGTGAGCAACATGGCGTTTGTGCAAGGCGATATGTTCGACCGATCAGAGTATCCCGATGCAGCCGAGTTGCGTTACAAGTTCTCTGTTGATCTGGTGCAGAGCGAGGTTCCGACCGGGGACTTCCGCTGTCAGATTGCACAGGACTTGCTTGATGACATGGCAACGCACTACGAGAAGCAAGCGAAGCGCATGGTCGAGGATATCTTGGGCAAGCAGACGAAGCAGTTGATCGAGGTAATGGAGTCGATCAGTTATTGCTGCGAGACCGAAACAACGGTGGGTGACAACGGCGAGGTGAAGGTGCGTCGTCGAAGACTGTATGACTCTACGTTGGAACGCGCCCGTGAGCTTTGCGATACGTTCCGTAACTTTAATTTGGTGGAAGACCCCAAGTTGGAGCAAGCGCGGTCGTCACTTGAGAAGGTGTTGGGTGACACCACCATCGACGAACTGCGTAACTCAGACACGAAGCGTGTCGTGATTAAAGAATCTATTGATGACATCTTGAAGACATTTGGGGTGAGCGTATGACCCTGTTAGAAAAGAAATTGATGTCGGCATTGGCCGAGGTGTTGTGGGTGGTCGAGGGCAAGAATCTGTCCGAGAAGGAGGAACTTGCTGTCGAGGAGGCGGTCAAAGTACTGACAGAAGCCTCAGAACAATGTGATGACTGTGTGGATTATTAACGCCATTAACCAATGGCATAACGAGAGGTAGCAAACATGGCTAACAAGACAATCAACTTCAACAACCCTGTTGAACTCAGTGATATCCCGAACTTGATCGCAACGATTGGTCATCATCGAACGGTGATGCTGCGCGGTGAGCCGGGTATCGGCAAGTCAACGGTGTTGACTATGGTTAAACAGATTTTGGGTAACGAGTATGACCCGATCTATGCAGACTGCCCGGTGTTGGATGTGTCCGACGTAGTGATGCGGATACCGAACCATCAGACTAAATCGTTGGAGTCTTACGTGTCGGAGTTGTTCAAGTTGGACAGCCCGAAGCCCAAGATCATCATGCTTGACGAGGTGAGCAAGGCGAACAAGTTGCTGCAAGTTATCTTCACCCGGTTGATGCTTGAGCGAACGGTCGGTGATGTGAAACTGCCAGCGGGATCTATCGTGTTCGCAACGGGTAATAATTCCTCTGACGGTGTTGGCGATACGATGTCGGCGCACGTGTTGAATCGTCTGTGCGTGATCAATGTGCGTAAGCCCGATGCCCGGCGTTGGAATCTGTGGGCAACTGATAATGGTATCTCCCGCATCATTCGTACATGGGTTGCCATGAATCCGTCGTGTCTCGCGTCGTATCTTGATGGTGGACAGGAGCAGAACCCGTACATCTTTGACCCGGCCAAGCCCATTACATCATTCGTTACGCCCCGGTCGTTGGTCGGTGCTAATGAGGTTGTGAACAACTCTGGCAAGTTAGGCCAATACGTTACGAAGGCAGCGTTGGCGGGCCTCTGTGGTGGTGCGTTTGCCGAGTCGGTCGATGCGTTCATGAAGATGGAGAAGGAGTGGCTCAAGGTCGCTGACATTCTGGTTGACCCTGAGAACATTGCGATACCGACGAACCCGGCAGTCCTGTTCCACGCCATGTTCAATGCGGTCGATACCATCGACACGCAGGATGAACTCACTGCGTTCATGAAGTTTGTGAAGCGGTTGAAGTCTGAGGAGATACAGGCTTGCTTCAACTCGATGGTGTTTGAGTCCAAGCGCACCGCGAAGTTGGCACGTAACAACGACGAGTTACGAGCATGGGGTATGAAGAACATTGAACTTTTAATCTGAGGTAGAGACTAATGAATGACGATCAAATGCAGATAGTCATCACCAAGCGTGAGGTCTATGGCACAGAAAGGTTTTATCCAGAGTGTCCTAAGTCAACGA